TATAACCATCGACAAATGTTGTTCCAGGTCCACCGGCATAATCGTACAGTCCGTTCTCCAGTGACAGGGCGACGTTGAAGTCTTGATATTGAGCGGTGCTTGCCATGTAACCGCCGTAGACATTCAGCGAAGCCACGCAACGGCTAACCGTGGGATCAACGCGGATGAGTTGCGTGCTGTTGGTGACGCCGTATTGACCGACCGGATCAAAGTATGCCGGCGAATTAAACGCAGTCTTGTAGACGCGCTTGGCAATGACGCCCGACTTGTCCGAAAAGTCATCCGTAAGGATTTCGTTGCCAAAGCGGATGGTGTCAACCCCAGGAGAACGCAGTGAGGTCAGCACCGGGTCAGACTCATCGGCAATCTGGAATTTGGACTTGAGCAGGTGGCTGCCGACGAGCACCTTGCCGTAAGCCAGTGGCACTGTTGCGCCAACGCCCACCGTATTTGCAGCACCGGTGTAGGCATAGGACTGCTGACCGTCGATGCCCGAGGTGACGTTTTCGGGTCCGTTCGTGCGGTTCCGGCTGCCCATGCGATTGCCGGCGCCACCCAAAGAAGAACCAAAACCGCCAAGGGTAGGAACTTGCGGTTGAGGGACTAAGGCTTGAGCAATACCACCTAAAACTAATGATGCGCCAATACCAGCAACAGCAGTACCAACAGTGCCAATACCAAAAAGACCGCCCGCAGCAAAACCTGTGGCAAGACCTCCGGTAATGATCGTCAAAGCAATCAGGCCAATGCCAGCCAGAATCTGACCACCTGCATCACCGGATCCGCTAAGTACCGGAACGATGACCAGATCCTTCTCACCGAATGGCAGCAGTAGCTCTTCGTAGGTAAAGTCTTGCCCGCCCTGCAGCACTTGGTAGCCGATGCCGTTCTCCTCTGACTTCAGCAAGAAGTCTTTGAATTCAGGCTTGTTGATGCACAGAATTTTGATCGCGTCCGCCGGTGTACGCAGGTTGTAGTAGGTATGCTCAGCGCCAAACCGTTCGCCCAGCTCACCCAGCAGACGAACCCGCTGCATATCGGAACACCGCAGCAATGCTTTTTACATAGTAGCTGGATAACCACTCCACACCACTGAGCCGGTCCCGCATGTGATGCAGGATTTCCCAGGGCGCAACGAAGATCGCTGCGTGCATCGGCTCCCGTGTCCCCAGCTTCATGATCGCCACATCGCCAACTCGGCGCTGCTCAAATTCCACCCGCTCAAAACCAAGCCCCAACGCCTGCCGCATGTAAATACTGGAACTGGTCTCAAGGTCGTCCGGGCGCTCAAAGTCCGGTAGGTCGATCCCCTGCAACTGGAAGTACGACCGCACCATCGTGTAGCAGTCCTGCTCGCCGTAGATCCAGGGCTTGCCGATCAGTTGTTGATGGTCAGCCATTTGTCCTGCGGCAGTTGGTAGATGAGCCAGGGCAGCTTGCTTTGCTGGCAGGCTTTGCGGTCCAGTTCGCTGGCGTCCTGTCCTTCGGGGTGGCTGTGGATGATGGCGACAATGGTTCCGCTCAGTGTTGCCCGCAGGTAGTCTCGCGGATCAAGGACAAAGTGCTGCTCTGGTTTTTCGCACAAATTGCGGCACCGTAAGTATTTCTGCTCAGCGCCGACCTGTACCAGTAGACCGCACGCTTCCCATGGCGCAACCTCACGGGCGTGGGCTTCGGCGTCAAGTTTGGATGCGGGAGCCAGGGTAACCGCCATGCGGATAGTCGGAAACGCCAAGGGTGTCGAAGCGGATCTTGCAGCTATTGAACCGCTTGCCGCATACATCGTTAGCCGCGCTGGTGGCGTTGTCGTTCACGTCAAAGTAACTGCCGCCCGTGTAGCCGCACTCTGCGCCGCGATAAACCCACGGGCAATAATCCTGAACTTGACGACCGGGCAGTTGCAGGTTGGTGAGATCCAGCTTGCTGGTTAATTCAAACTCAACGAGCTGAATGTTCTCCTTGGATACGCGGTCGATGTACCAGATCTGATCTTCAAACTTGGCAGTCGGATCAGCGGTCGGGTTGGTGCCACCAGTAAAGTTGACGCCATCCAAGAATTTCTTGCAGGTGCGAATGCGGGTGACCTTTGCCTGCAACGGGTTGTACGCCAGCAGCAGGGCGGAAATGGCGCCAGTGACGTTGGCGATCCGCATGGTTGGACGTGGCAACGTGCCCTTGGAGTTCAGCTCAAAACCGTCGACTTCAATCGGCGCTGCTGTGTAGGTGATGCCGGCAAACACCACATTGGCGGTCAAGCCGTTGGTGCCAGCGTGGTAGTAGAACGTGGTGTCGATGCCGTTGACGGCGGCAGTCAGTTGCAGTTGAAACAGTTCAATAACCGCTGATGGTTCCAGCGATTGGATCTGCTGCTGGATTGACGTAGGCGTCGTCATGCCTCAAACACCTGTCGGAACGTTGCAGTTATTTCGTTAAAGTTGCAACTGATCTGGCTTGTGTTCCACTGGTCGCAAACCCATTTACCGGCGTAGCCATTGGGATCAGTCCAGTCGAAAGCCTCGACACCACCCCTTGCACGCAAGAAGGTAAGGATGTTATCGCGCTCAGTGTCGTTACGATTATTGAAACGCAGGCTCCAGATTTTAGGCTGCGTATTGATGCCAAAGGCTACGCGCTGTTCGTAGCCATCGCCAAACTGAATGCGCTGGACTAGAGGTTTCTCCTCTAGATCAGCACTGAAACTAGGGGTATAGGTGAAGGTGGCCATTAGCTCAGTGCGCCTCCTGGACGTTTCTGTCGGATGATCTCAGCTTGCACAGCAGCCGAGATGGCTTTGCCAAAAGCATTGGCCTTCGGATTGTTGCCCTGCGCTTGAGTGCCGCTGGCATCGACATTTACCGTCACATTCACGGCACCACCACCAGCGGATTGAACGCCCAGTCGCCCGTCACGGCCGCGGCGCAGGGGCATGATTGCCTCCGGTCCGGCCTCGCCAGCCAAGCCGAACTGACCTGTCCCACCATTGGCGTAGGCAAACATCATTGGGCGATTCACAACACCGCCATTGGCGAAGCCAGTGATGCCTGATCCGAAACCAACAGATGGATTCAAACCACCAAGACTCTTGAATAAACCACCAAGGCCGCCACCGCCACCTGGCAGCAGGCTCTGAATAAATGACAGCATTGGAGCAATAACCAACAACCGAGTCACCATGCGAGTGGTTTCCTCGACGATCGAAAGCGCAAACTGTTGGAAGTTGAATGTGCCAGTAGTCGTCATGCTGACGATTGCATCCTCCAAACCCTTGAATCCGCTTTGAGCCAGGTTGCTCAGGTTGGTGCCTAGCGTTCCGATGCTTTCGATATAACCAGTGATGCCAAGATTAAAATCCTGCATCGCGCTGGTTGTCTTTTCGACTGAGACGTAAAACAGTTCACCGCTCATTCCGGCTTCGAAGCCAGCGCCATAGAAGTCCTTAAAGGCTTGAGTGCCTTCATTGATCCCTTGGATTTCGAGTTTACGCAGATCGATGGAGAGCTTCCGCTGGATGTTTGCCTGTTGCTCACCACTCAAGGCTTCACGAAAGGCCTTATCAGATGCAGCAATCAAAGCGCGGCGCTTCTCCTCATAATCCAGCGCAATCTTCTTGACTGGGTTGGTTTCACGAGTGACAGCAAGTTCGCCCCTCGATTGCTTTAACGCTTCCTGCGAAGCCAGCAATGCTTCCTTTCGGCGTGCGGCTTCATCCTTTGCTTTCTGCTTGCCGCCATCACCAGTCCGCAGGCCAGTCAGATCCGGCGTTGCGCCGGGCGCAGGCGTCGGGATGTTGGGCATCTGCAATCCCTTGCCCAGCGTGTCGCCGATCCGCTTGGTGAGATCGTCGATCATCTTGCCGACACCAGCAACCAACGCGAAGGTGCCAAGCGTGCCAGCAGCAACGGCAGCGATCGCTTTTGTCTGCGCAGGTCCAGGAGTCTGCAGTGCAGCGATCACACCCAATACCGAAGCGCGAGCAGTCTCGATCGCAAGCAGCGTGCGCTGCAGGATCACCATCGGGCGCAGCACTGTAAGCACACCGCGCAGCGCCGTTGCGAAGGTGGTCACATTGGTGGCGATGAAGACCCCAGCAGTCACACTGCCCAAAACCACCATCGTCTTGATCAATGTGGCAGCGATCTGCTGCAACCCAGCCGCACCACCGATCGCCTTGTAGAACTCAGCTGCAAGATTGCCGACAAAGGTGACGCCCTGCGCGACCACAGTCACCAGACCGCTGAGCACAGGCAGCAAAGCCGAGCCGATCTGCACGGTGAGCACAGTCACCTGCGCCTTCATGATCCCCAGCGAATCATTGAAGGCGTCGGCCTTGTTAGCAAAGTCTGGACCGATGCCCAGGCCGAAGCGCTGGATCTCTTTGCTACCCAGATTCAAGATCGGGATCAGTTCGGCGCCAGATTTGCCGAAGATCTTCATTGCCAGCGCGGCCTTTTCAGGACCATCGCGCATCGCGGCAAAGCGATCGGCAACATCGAGGAACACCTTATCGGCTTTCCGCAGCGTGCCATCCACCTCAGTGGTAGCCACGCCGATTGTTTTGAATGCAGCTGCTGCGCCTTCACCACCAGTGGCCGCGGCAACCATGTTCTTGTTCAGCAGCGTCAACCCCTTGGCGACGCCCTCAAGACTGGTGCCACTCAGCTCGGCTGCCACCTTGAACTGGCCAAGTGTCTCGATGCCGACGCCAGTGCGCTGCGATAGGTCGCGCATGTTGTCGGCAAGATCAATCGCGCTCTTGGCCATTGCCACAACGCCGCCGGTAACGGCAACAGCGGCAAGACTCTTGAGGCCGGTGTAGAGAATGTTGGTGGCTAGGCTTGCATTCTTGATCCTGCCCTCCAACCCCTGCATGGAGTTGCCGAGCCGCCGGATATTGTTCTCACCTGCCACACTCGCGGTGATCTTGAGCACAGCATCCATATTCATGGCTATGCCCCCTGCTTATTGATCACCGACATCGCTGCGGCCTCCATCACCTGAAGATCCTCCAGCAGCGCACGCGGTTCCTCTACGTCATACAGCTTAAACAGCCAACGCACCGCTGCATAGTCCAAACCAATCACGCCACTCATCGTGGTGCGCCATTGCGTTTGGACCCGCAGGAACATCTCGACCACCGGCCAGTTCTCCGGCCAGATTCCAAAATCCTCATCCGGCGGTTGTGGCAACTCCGGCAACGGAAGGCCAAAGGCCGCGGCATCGTCGGCGGTTTCGTCTACAACGCCACCGCCTGCCCAATGCTCAGCGGCCTCCATCAGTTTTTTCGCTTAGCCCCCTGCAGGCTCTCGAAGTAAGAAACCGTGATGGCACTCGCCAACATCGGCACATCGAGCAGTTGCTCTAGCGCCTTCTGGCTGAAGGGCACATCCTTGCCATCGCCATCGGTCACACCAGACCAGCCGACCAGCACCTCAGCCGCCAAGTCAGCGTCAGTGATTTCTTCAGATTTGATCTGCTGGCCGATCTCAGTGATCCGAGACTGGCTCAACCGACGAAACTCCCCATCGAAGGTTTGCCGTTGCATACGGCCACCGTCGACGGGGATATCAAAGGCAATCGGCCAGCTGTAGGTGTCCGACTGCTTCAGTACAAAAGCCAAGGTCAGGTGAAAACAAGACTCAGCTCATCATTGCCCGAACTGGTCGGAACTGCAATGAACGGCATGTTCAGCATCTGCACCCCGTCCTGATCGCTGTAGGTCAGGTTGCCCAGGTCGGACTGAGCAGTGGTCACCGTGCAGATGTTCCCGCCGGTGGTGCCGTGCTGGAAGGTGATGCTGCCAGTGCTGCTGCCGGTGGCAATGGTGAAGAAGTCCTTGGCCGTGATGGTCGGAGCTTCGATCACGATCGTGCCGCTGGGGGCGCGGTTGGTGATCATGATCTCCTTGGTGCAACCCACCAGCTCGCGGTAGATCACATCATTGGCGATGCTGAAGTTGTAGGACTGCAGGCAGCCGCTGTAGGAGAAGGCGGAGAAGTTGGTGGTGTTGCCCTGCTTGAAGATCAGCGGGGTGGCCTGGTTGGCGTAGGTAGGAGTCGGCAGGGTTTCGTCAGTCGGGGCGTTGTAAATGCCCGTCATGGTGAAGGCGATCACGGGCACCTGGCCAACCTCTCCAGTGATCTCAAAGGTGCCGCGGCAGCCGGTCACCTTATGGCGAATCCCATCTTCGTGGTAGTAAATGGTGACGCTCTCGAAGCCGCTGCTCTCGGGTGCGTAGGTGGCGCTGGTGCTGGTGACCAGCGTCTCGCTCAAGCCGCAGCTACGCAGCACCGGACCGTAGGCCGGGGCAGTGCCAGCAGTACCAGAGCCAGCCAGTTCAACCTCGAAGCTCACCTCAACGCGAGTCTGTGCCAGCAATTGATCGGCCTGCCCCATGTAAGGGCGAACCAGATCGCGGTTCACAGTCTCGGCGACCAGTGGCTGAATCTCCAGGTTCCGAACCAGGATCGCATTGCTAGCGCCGGTCGGAGTGGAATCCGTGCCGTAGGTCGATTCAATCTTCGCCAGAATCAAGCGCCGGCGTGTCAGAACTGAGGCCATTGGTGGCTACCTCGGGTGTTGGATGGGGAGCCGGCTGAGTCCGGTGGACGAGCTTGCGCTTGCCGGTTTTCTTGTCGACCAGATAGCTGCCGCCCTGGCCTTGGTATTCGTCCATCATCGTAGCTACTACGGACTCTGAGCCAAATTAGCCACCTGAGTTCGATACTTCACCACGAAGTCGCAGGAGATCACACCAGATGGCTGATCTGCTTCCTGCAAATCAAAGCTAACCCCAGTCGGCTGCACGTCATAGGCGAAACCATTGCAGGTGAGATCGGCCATGATCTTTGCGTGCAGTGATTCAATGATCGGATCAGCAACTTGGTCAGGGATATTCCCGCGCACGATCACCGCAACCCGCACCGTCAAGCTCCAGTCCAGCGTCGGCGCACTGGTTAGCTGCACGCAGACATCATTGATCGGTTCAACGACAAGCGCTGGCAGTTCGCCGCGAGCCAGCGGTTCGACCCGGCTGCGGTAGATCCGAGTGCCGACACCAGTGGTATCGGTCAGGTTGGTGCGGATCCTGGCCAGGATCGACTCACGCCGTGTCGTCATACCGAAGCCACCTGCACCACTGTGCAAATGATGCCAGGGATGCTCGGATGCGCAGGGCTACCAGAAGCCGCCTCGGCGTGGATATACGCAGCGACGTTGCTGGTCATCCACATCAGCTCGATGTAGTCACCAGCCACCAGACCCAGCACAAAGTTCACCGTGCCAATCACATTGCCGTCCACGCCGCCATGGCTGGAGATGATGCTGAACTTGCTGTCGCTTGCAGCCACATCACCACTGCTCCCGCTGTCGTTCTTGCGCAGCCAGACGTTCACGTCATGGATCTGCGCGTCACTATTACTGAACTGAATCGAGAACGTGAAGCTATAGATCCCCGGATGATCAACCGTGATTCGGCTGTCTGAGACGATCTTCACGCCGCGATTCGCCAGATCAACCTTGCGCAGCAAGATCGCATAGGCCGTATTGGTCGCCGCTGCAACCTGTGAGGTCTCATCCCAGAAGGATCCCCAATAGCCAGGGCAGCCGTGATATGGCAACTTGTTCCACGGCGTCAGGCCGTCGCCGATCTTCAAATTGTCCGTTTCTTTCTCGATGCCAGGTTCTCCTGCCATCAGCACTGGATTCAGCGCTGACCACTGGCTGCGAGTGTTGACCTTGAAGGGACCGCTCATGTCTTCTGGATCCCGAGTTGGACAAACTTGCCATCGTCGAGAAGCATGGTCTCTCGAACGGTGTAAGCAGTCCCATCCACAGTGATTGAATCGCCGCGGATGAGACTGCCGAAGGCGGAGGTCCTGGCGGTCAGCGTGTAGTCGGTGCTGAGCACCATCCCATCGCTGATCACCTGGCTGGGCATGTCCAGGATTCCGTTAGCGGTAGTGGCGCCAGCAGTACAGCTGACGCCAAAGTCCGCCAGGAAGATGTCCAGATCCTCCGTCAGCGCCATGATCAGCCGTACTTCGCAGAAGCCAGACCGAGCACAGCAACAGCACCGGCGCCGGAGCCACCAGCCACCGTCACAGAGACCTTCACAAAGCGCTTTAGGGAAGTCACGTTGACGTAGATCTTCTGCAGCGAGGCAGTGTTGGCGGAGGTGGTGGTGAAGGCGCCGCCGCTCACGTCGGTGTAAGAACCACCGGAGGTGTCGGATTCGGTCAGCTTCACGGCGTAGGTGATGCCAGCACCGCCGGCTTCGGCGTCCAGCAGCACAGCCATGTCGCCTTCGTAGCCCTGCAGATCAATGGCAGAGCCGGTCCCGGTAGCAGCCACAACGTCGTTGCGCAGCAGACCGAGGACCGTGGTCTTAGAACCAAGGTTGTGGATGGTCATGATTTAGCCCTCCGTCGAGGGGTAGATGGTTTGGGTGTTGGTTGAGCAATGGTCTCAACCAGGTCGGCCACCTTGTCGGCGACCTCAACAGCCTTGCCAATACCGATCAGGAACTTGGCGTCGGAGGGAGAGGCCTCATGGACCTCCCCCAACCGAACTACCTGGCCAGCCAGCATTGTTTGCCGTAGGACCTTGATCAACATGATCAGAGGGTGTTGTTGCCGCGGCTGAAGGACTCAGGATGACGGATTGCGATGTCGCAGTCCTGCATCGCCACAACGCGGACGGTGCCGCTGGTGCTGTGGGTGTAGGGGTCCACCATCAGATCCAGGCCGGAGAAGTAGCCAATGATCAGGTCAGCGAAGTTGCCGAACCACAGATCGCCGGAAGCCACCTGGTTGGACAGCACACCGCGATAACCGTTGACTTCACCGTTCTCCATGATGAAGATGCCGGAGCCGGCGTCCTTCTTCGTGGTCTTCAGGTTGCCGCGCATAGCGGCGTTCATCAGGTAAACGGGGGAACCGAGCAGAGCGTTGGCGGTAGCCACGTCGCTCTCCAGTGCCACCACCTCAGCGAAGGTAGGAGCATCAGCGGCAAAGTCCTCGGTGCCAATGCCGGTGGTGTTCTTCAGACCCAGAGGCTCATTGCTAGCGCCGGTGCCATACAGACCAGCGGCGTCGATCTTGAGAGCGATCACGCGAGCCAGGTCGTTGCGCACCATGTTCTCCACATCGATGGAGGACTGGATCATCAGGCGACGGCTGAAGTCGGTGAAGGCAGCCACGGTGCGGGGCACCAGGCTCACCTGATCGACGGTCTGCTGGGACTCGGTGGGGGAACCAGACTCAGCCACCCAGTACGCGCTAGCAGCGCCGGACTGGCGGGGGATAGCCACGTTGCCGGTCAGGCCGGTCAGCACGGTGGCGCCAGCTTGATCCAGAGCCGAAGCGTTGCGGAGCAGGTCGATAAAGGAGCCAGCATCCAGCTCGGTAGCAACCAGGTTGCCGCCGGCGGTAGCAGCGCCCACGTTCAGGTCGCGACGCAGCACTTCCTGAGGCACGGTGATGCCACGGGACTGACGGCCGAGCTTGGCAGCAGCAGCTTCAGAGGCCTCGATCTCGAACGCAGCA